AGAAGGGACAAACAAAAGATTTAAAAAAGAAAAGAAACTCAGATATTGTTTGGATGAATGATAGATGGATATATAAAGAAATACAACCCTATGTTCATCAAGCAAATGCAAACGCAGGTTGGAATTTTCAATGGGATTTTAGTGAATCTTGTCAATTTACAAAATATACTAAAGGACAATTTTATGATTGGCACTGTGATGGTTGGGACAAACCTTATTGGCGAGAAAACCAAAATGATCCGTCTCACGGTAAAATTAGAAAGTTATCAGTAACAGTTACATTATCAGATCCAAAAGATTATAAAGGCGGAGAGTTAGAATTTGATTTTAGAAACATGGACCCTGATAAAAAACCTAATATAAGAAAATGTAAAGAAATATTACCTAAAGGATCTTTAGTTGTGTTTCCTGGTTTTGTTTGGCATAGAGTATGTCCAGTTAAAAAAGGAACAAGACATAGTTTAGTAATATGGAATTTAGGATGGCCTTATAGATAATATGAAAAAGAAAAAAGAAAAATTAGAATTTCCAAAACAATTAAGTAGAGAAGATTTATTTCCTTGTCCTATATGGTATGGTGATGAACCTGGATTTGTTAATGAATTAAATAAAGCATCTGATCCATATATTGAAGCATCAAAAAAAAATTTAAAAAAAACAATAGATAAAAGAAATAAAAAATTTGGTAATAAAGGAGACATGGGACATGTGTTTCATTCGACAAGTTTAATAGGTGATCCTAAATTTAAAAAATTACAAGATTATGTAGGAGCAACTGCATATAATTTATTAATTGAAATGGGATTTGATTTAACAAATTATTCATTGTTTATTACAGAAATGTGGGTGCAAGAATTTCCTAAAAAAGGTGGTGGTAATCACACATTACATACACATTGGAATGGTCACATATCTGGTTTTTATTTTTTAAAAGCAAGTGAAGCTACTTCTATGCCGTTGTTTGAAGACCCACGTCCAGGTAATACAATGAATCTTTTACCAGAAGCAGATAAATCAAAAGTAACTTATGCATCATCACAAATAAATTATAAAGTAACACCAGGAAAAACTATGTTTTTTCCATCTTATATGCCGCATCAATATGTGGTAGATATGGGATATGAACCATTTAGATTTATACATTGGAATTGTCAAGCAATACCAAAGGTGGCCTTAAATGCAAAATAAAGATATGAAAAAAGCTGTTATAAAAACTTTACTAGAATCTAGTCCATTAAAAACTAAACCAAATTTTATAGATAATTTTATAAAATCTAAAATGCAATTGAAAGGAAAAAATGTCATTAAAAAAATCAGCGTTTCAAAAAAATAAATATAGTGTTTTAAAAGGAGCTATTAATAAAGAATTAGCAGATTTTGTTTTTGCTTATTTTTTAAATAAAAGAAATGTTGCAGGGTTTTTATTTGATAAAAAATACATATCACCATTTACAGAATATTGGGGTATATGGCATGATGAACAAGTTCCTAATACTTATTCTTGTTATGCTGATATAGTTATGGAAACTTTGTTGCAGAAAGTAAAACCTGTAATGGAAAAACACACTGGTTTAAAACTTTCTGAAACTTATTCTTATGCAAGAATTTATAAAAAAGGAGATGTGTTAGCTAGACATAAAGATAGATACTCATGTGAGATATCTACTACATTAAATTTGGGTGGTGATTCATGGCCAATTTATTTAGATCCAACAGGTAAAAAAGGACAAGCTGGTATTAAAGTAGATTTAAAACCTGGAGACATGTTAATATATTCTGGATGTGATTTAGAACATTGGCGAGAAGAGTTTACAGGCAAAGATTGTGCACAAGTATTTTTACATTATAACAAAGCGTCATCTAAAACAGCTAAAGAAAATCAATACGATAAAAGACCATTTTTAGGGTTGCCCGGTTACTATAAAGGCTTTAAAATACCTAAATAATATTGTATATAATAATATGGCGGGAGATTCCACCACACCATCTCCTGCCTTATTATTAAGGATTTTTATATGTTACAAAAAGTACAATTTGCTCCAGGATTTAATAAACAAGTAACCGCAACAGGTGGTGAAGGTCAATGGATAGATGGAGATAATGTTCGTTTTAGATATGGCACACCTGAAAAAATAGGTGGTTGGTCACAATTAGGTTCTGTTAATATAACAGGACGTAACACAGCCATACATCATTTTGTAAATGCTAATGGTATTAAGTTTGCAGCGTTAGGTACAAATAGAATATTGTATGCATATTCTGGTGGTATTTTTTATGACATACACCCAATTAAAGCAACCACAACATTAACAAATGCTTTTTCTACAACTAATGGATCAGCAACTGTTACAATAACTTTTGCATCAGCACATAATATAAATAAAGGTGACATTATTTTATTAGATAATTTTACAAGTATTACAGATTCTGATTTTACTTCTTCTAATTTTGACGACAATAAATTTCAAGTAACAACCATACCAACAGATACAACATTAACTGTTACAATGGCATCTAATGAGTCAGGTTCTGGTGCGTCAACATCTGGTGGTATTAGAGTTAAACATTATTATCCTGTAGGGCCAGCAGTTGAGGTTGCATCAACAGGTTGGGGTCTTGGATCATGGGGTGGTGTAGCACAAGGACAGTTTACATCTACATTATCTTCATCAATAAATGCAAGTGTAACAAGTTTAACTATGGCTAGTTCAACATCATTTCCATCATCAGGTACAGTGCAGATTGGAAACGAACTAATTACTTATACCGGAAACAGTGGTGGTACATTATCTGGTTTAACAAGAGGAGCATCCGGTACAACAGCAGCAACACACAGTTCTGGTGCAACAGTAACAGATGCATCAAACTTTTTTGCATGGAATGCTGCAGCTTCAGGAGATATTATAACAGCACCAGGTTTGTGGTCATTAGATAATTTTGGTAATAAATTAATTGCAACTATATTTGGTGGAGAAACTTTTGAATGGGATTCTGACCCAACAGGTGCAACAGGAACAAGAGCAACTATACTTGCAAATGCACCAACAGCATCATCATTTAGTTTAGTGTCAACACCAGATAGACACTTAATATTTTTTGGAACAGAAACAACTATTGGTACAGCTAGCACAAGAGATGAAATGTTTATAAGATTCTCGGATCAAGAATCTATTGATGAATCAACTTCTTATGCACCATCGGCTACTAACACTGCAGGTACACAAAGACTTGCAGATGGATCAAAAATTATGGGAGCGATTAGAGGACGGGATGCTATTTATCTTTGGACTGATACTGCATTATTTATTATGCGTTTTGTTGGTGCACCTTTTACATTTTCATTTCAACAAGTTGGTACAAACTGTGGATTGATAGGAAAGAATGCAGCTGTAGAGGTTGATGGTACTGCGTATTGGATGTCAGAGAATGGTTTTTTTAGATACACAGGTAAACTAGAATCATTACCATGTTTAGTTGAAGATCATGTTTATGACGATATTAATACAATACCTAAACAACATATTAATGCAGGACTAAATAATTTGTTTGGTGAAGTAATGTGGTTTTATCCTAACTCTGGATCAGGAACTGTTAACCGTATGGTTTGTTATAATTATCTTGACTCAACACCTGATAGACCAGTTTGGACCACAGGAACATTAGCTAGAACAGCTTGGCAAGACTCTGCTGTATTTGGTAAACCTCATGCAACAGAATACGATGACGATGGTACAACAGCAACAACTAATAAAGATCATGTTATTGGTTGTACTGATGGTATATCTACATACTATGAACACGAAAAAGGTTTAGATCAAATTAAAGAAGGTGCAACCTCTTCTATTACTGCAAACATACAATCAGGAGATTTTGATATAGGTAATCAAGGATTACAAGGTGACGGTGAATTTATGATGAAAATTAGAAGAGTGCTACCAGACTTTTTATCACAAACAGGAGATAGTGTTGTTACATTAAATTTAAGAGACTTTCCTAATCAAACACAAGCTAGTTCATCACTTGGACCATTTACTATAACAAGTAGTACAAAAAAAATAGATACACGAGCACGTGCAAGATCTATATCTTTAAAAGTATCTAATACTAGTACAAGTCAG